CTGCAAGTGAATTGTTTCGGTCTTACACGCCACTTAACGTTGTAAGACCTAACCTAGTTGCTCTAGATATTGTGGGGCTGCCACATCCCATCTTGAGCAGTAAACCTGAATAGGTAAGGATCATCTTCTGATAGCACTACAATCTTATTTTAAACTAGGTATATTTTCCTAAGATTGCAAGATCACAACAGAAGGGTCTGGTCAAGACAAACCAATTTCGTCTCCTCTTTGTTCTTATACAATGTATAATGTCCTAATTTTTCGCACTCTTGCTTCAACTTTGGAGCCCATTCATCCCAAGTGTTATTGTCATGTAATGACAACTCCTTGAGAGAGAACTCTAGGTTGGCAATCGTTTGCGCTACTTGATCAGGACACTTATGAATCCACATAGGTGTTTCCAAAATTGTACTTAAAGAAAGAGGAGCAATCCATTGGTTCAAATCCGCATCAAAAACAAACTTACGTTTCAAATAAGAAATTTCAGTTATATTTCTAGATGCAGATTCCACCACCGCGTCTTTGTCTTCCAAGGTATAGGACAAACCTATCTTCTTGAAAAACTCACACACGGTAAACTGATTAAATCTCTCTATATCAGTATTTGGAACAGAAACAATATGGACATCACCATAAGCAACAATACCACAACGTTCCCAAAAGGAACGTGCACACATATAAGTATAGGCATTTAATGACATTTGCCAAATGCAGCCAAAAGCTACATTTACAAATATGGAATTTATTATTGCAGTCAAGTAATGACCACTTGGAAGTGAGTGTGTCCATTGATACACTTCACTACCAGTAATATGCATAGAGTTAAAAAGGGAAACTAATAACACCTTCATTACAGTCACATCAACTGAAGTTGCATTTAGAAATCTTACAGCTAACTGTATTAAGACTTCACCTGCAGCCTCCAGAAGCAACTGATGCTGAGAAGCGTCAAATCCCTCAAAATCTCCAGCAATCATACTGGTAGCTTTTCTCTTCAAAGATGAAACAATCTCACCCCAATCTAACGAATAAGGGTTAGATCCAACCGACACATGGCTCCAATTTCTATTCTTCTGTAGCAAAGCCACAACACCATTAAAATACATTTTACATGCAATTAAATAATCAAGTGGCCCCGCCGCAAAAAGTCTAGTCTTATGAGCTTTATGTATCGGTTTCCTTTCATCCTTTAGAGTATCAATGAAGTAATGATCCAACACTTCTCCTTTCTTTGCACTTTCTATAATTTTCATCACTCTTGATTTCAATTCAACGCATTGGGGAGAAGAAAGATCATACTCACTTTCTGTTCCAAAAAATTTCTTTCGATCTTTATAACCATTCATCTGAACAAAAGGAAAACCAGGCGAAGTATCACGCTTTACAGCGTTTACATATACCTCACCATCTATTCCTTTCACTGCTTCTTCAAAAGTATAAACACTTTTAATATCAGCAGTTATCATATCTTTTGAACGGTTAAATACCTGGGAAATTTCATCCACAAGTGCATCTCTGGAGTTATCAATCATATCCTGTCGCAAAGGAACAGGAATATTTCCTAATCTCTCCAATCGATACACTCGTGGGTCAAAGTCTTTGCCATCAACTTTAGTCTTGTATAAAATACAAGGCTTAGTCTCTGGCTGTTTATAGGATGCATGCGCCAAAGAGGGAATCACTTGTGATTTCCCTGGTTGGGGCAGTGGTTTATTCAATGAACCTAATCTAATAAATTCAGCCTCTTTAGGAACCTGTCCTTGCTCTTGAGGAAATTCATGCAACTGAGTTGTAATAACTTGATTGAACTTTACCTCAACAGGAAACATATGCAAAATTTCATGCAGATCCTCTTGATAAACTGGAGTGGCAAAACCTTGTCCAGTTCCTTCAATTCCTGCAATATGAATTCCACATATCTTTCCTGGTCGTATCATTGTATTTCTCACAAT